ACATTTGCAGCCATCTCGATGGTGAGGGAACCGACCTTCAAATTGACTTCCTTTTTAAAGTTCTCAGCGCGCTGGCGATGTTTTTAGCAATCACCGAGCGATCAAATTCCAAAACTTGCTTGCCATAAGGCGGAGGGCACTCCGGTGCTTCACTAGACTTCGCCTGCGAGACGTAGGCCTGGGACATTCGAATCAACGTGCGACCTTCCCAGGGGGAAACCTCTAACCCACTTAGCCGCGCCCAGCTCAAGACATCAGCGGCTGCAAAAGGCGCAAGACCCATACCACTCGGATGGGCCAATCCCATTTCTTGCCACCAGGTCGCCACATAGCCGCTTGGCCCGACCTCAGGCATAAGCGGAACCCCGCCGTTTGCGATAACTCTGTCAGCGCGACTCGTACGCGCAGCTTCAGAAGAGATATTTGACTTGTTTGGGGCGGGGATAGAATGAAACCAGGCTAACTGTCTGGCATAAAGAATCAGGTCTTCGCAGACCTGCTCGTAAAATTTGCCCAGTCTCCAACGGCGCGGTTGACCTGTTCTGCGATAAATCCAATCGATGCATCGAGATAAGCGGAATAAAACATCTCGTGTCCAGACAATTCCTTATACGCAAAGTTATTGAAGGACACTGTGCACGCCGCAAGAAACTGCGCATCCATCTCCCTTTGATCGTCGTCACGAAGCTTTTTGCCACCTTTGCGGACATAGTCCAACAAGGACCGGTTACGGGCAGCCTGCGCGCGCTGATATTGTTTTGAACCTGGGCCATAGACCGTAACCGAGAGCAATTCCCCTGCGTCATTAGTTAATGGCTCACCCGTGGGCGTCTCTAGTTCGACGATGGTCGTCTCGCTGACAGCAAGCTTTGAGATATCAAACATACCGATCTCCATTAGGAAGATAGAACTTCAACCACCCCAACACCACCATTTGAAGTCGTAAGTTCCAACGTACACGAGGCCGTAGTGATGGAATCCACCGAACCGATACCAACCTTAAAACTCATCACCATCGCTTGAAAATAGTATGTGTCGCCATTTTGGGTAGTGACTTCAAAGCTATAGGGGCTATCCGAAGATGACGCAGCCTTCATTAAAATTTGACCCGCATCATCGGTATCAAGACCTAAGGTCAGATTCATGGTCCCTTCGTTAAAGCTGCCCTTAAATTTTTTGGTCCCGCGTGTTCCCACCGGATTGTGAGTAACTAAGGCGTATTCCCGCCCAAACTCACCAAGGTCGGTAATTTCTCCCACTGAAGTAAAAGTGAGGTCCTCGTAACCCGCTGCGTTAAAAGTAAGCGGTGCGCCAGACGATACCTTTAGTGTGGTTCCTGCCGAAGTTCTAACGGTCATGGCAAATCCCTTTCATAAATAGTTGATGGTTAAGACTGAGTGCTAAGCGCCTCAAGGCGTGCGCGAACATAGTCCGCAAAGGCCACGATCGCTTTGGGAGAGCCCTGATCGAGGGCGGGTCTCATAAACGGCTTGGGGGCTACGCCGGGGTGTAATACCTCGGAGGTAAATTGCCCATTAATTTTTAATGCTGAAGCAACACCCTGCGCTGTCGGCCTAATTGCATAGGGTGCTCCCACGGTCTTTCCCGACCCGGTGTAAAAGCTTGCGGTTCCATACTCAAGCATGTGCGCGTAATAGGCCACTTTATTCCCGGCCCGAATCGTTGCCATTGCCTGACCACCTTTAGCCCGGGTTGAAACGCGGATACTTTTTTTCAGTGCTCCGGTTTTTATCGGGGCAAGTTCCCTAGCCCGCTCGCGAACTACCTGCGCGGATGCGCGAATCGCACCCCGTAAGATGTTTCTCTCGACCTTTACCGGTAGCGCTTGCAGGTTCTCATAGAGTTCTCTAAGCCCTGTGACATTCAAATTCGTGTTGTTTTGGATGCTGGCCATAGGGCTACTCGGTCTCCTGATCGACCGTGTCATAACGGTCATAGCTGTAATCTGTGCTCACACGGAAAAGTCGTTGCTGTGGTTCGTATTCGGTTAAAGAGGAAGTCACATCAATTACTGTTTGCTTGTTTGACACAACCGCTGCTAACACCGCTGTTTGCAGGTTATTTGCCTCCTCATAAGTTCGTGCGAAGGTGTCAACCTGGACGCGCACCCGCTCAACACCATGAAATTGATTTAGCCCAATTCGATGAGTGATCGACACCGGTGTATAGACCACATATGGCGCTTTTGCGCTGGAAGGCGCCAGCAATGCATATACATTGCCGTTAGCAACCTCAGCGATCGCATCGTAGAAGTCCTTCACGGCAAATACCTAGATTGCATCGATGCTTTGCTCGGAGGCGTATAGCATCAGATAGACGCTTGCTTCATCGACATTTAAGCAGCCATGGATCCGGAACGTTCGAGTACCGAAAACGGCTTGAAGTGTTGCAACGTCTAATGGTTTAGCAAAGGTAGAAGAAGCTCTGATCGTAATCAGATGTGTGATTTCGTTGGATAGGCGCTGCGCACCCACATAATCCCTTGCTGAAATAGGCTCAATATTTCCCCAGACTGTAGCGGTGTTACTCCAGACCTGTTGCGGAGCACCCAGACTATCTTTTGAATCGGTTTGCGCCTGAAACGTTAAACGATGTTTCAGGGTGCCTGATGCGATTGCCGTCATACAGTCGCAACTCGATACGGGTCAAGTAGTCGATCCACAAAAGGCAGAGCATCGATTCTGCCTTTGGTCATGATGGCCATCTCTTCGCGATGTGCGTAGAGGCTACCAAGGCGAAGTTTGATCCAGTTTTTTATCCCCTCCGGCACATCGATGGCTTGTCCATAACCAGCGTCAAAAATTACCTTTACGCTAGCGATCTGTGATTGAACGCTCGGCCAGGTTTTTCCAAACACTAGCCCTATCCGAGCGGGTTCTCTAGAAAGATCAGCGGTGTAGTCTGCTTGTGGCATGGTCTGCCAGACACCCGACATGTCGAGGTAGTAAATAGCCTCAATGCTGTGGACTGGGCATTTATGAAGCTGAATTACGCCACAGGCCTCAGGCACCGAGGATGCGCCGCCCGGGAACCCATCAGTAACAAGCTGCCATCGCGCGGTGATCAATTGCCGCCCGGTAAGGGTCTCGGCGGCTTGCCGAGCCGCTGCAATCAAAGACGCGATCAGGTCATCATCGTCATCTGAGTCCACCCGCAGGTGAAGCTTTGCCTCTGAAAGCGAGACAGGCTCCACTGCGGGTGGGGTGATGAGACTGAGAGACACGTCGACGGGGCCTAGACTACCTGAGCGACCGAGGCGATGTTCGATACGGTCGCTGGCAGATTACGGGGGCTTACGCCAATGATCTGCGCGGCGACTTGGCTTGCAGCGGTTGCGGTTGTAATCGCTAGCCGAACAAAGCCAAAACCAGTATCGAGCTCTTCGCCACGAACATTAATCAGAACTTGACGGCTTGACCCGTTGTTAGCCTGCTCTAACGTGGTAATGGCTTTTCCAGCCACATCCTTGGCGCTGGTGCCACTAGCGTCGGTTGCTTGTTGCAACTTCGCGGCTAGTGTTCCGTTTGTGCCCATCGTTCCAGTCTGGATGATCGCAAGCAAGGAGTGAAACTGGGCACAAGACACCCACTCCGAGTTGCTTGTACCTGCGGCTTGACTCACTGGATCGATGGATGCGAGCAATGCAAGTTGCTCGCTACCTTTTGCGTTGGGAAGCATAGTAAATCTCCTATTGGGGTGGCTCGCTTATCGCGCGCCCAGTTGGATAAACGGCGACATGGATGCACTGCCTTTGGCAGGCGAGATCGGCGCGGAAATCTTGGACTGGCCATCCATACGGAAGGTGGTCCTGAAAGCCGTGAGATCCGAGTCAAAGTAAAGGTGCATAGAGGTCGCCGTCTGAATGCCGCCCGCCTTGGTGATCGTCTGGTAATAAGACAGGTCGACCAAGAGGACATCGCCTTGACTGGAAAAGCTGTTGGCATGCTGGGAGACGAACACAGGGCGACCGAGCAAGGTGCCGTAGGGAGATACCTGGATGCCGCCAACGTTCAGACCGTTCGGAAGATAGATCGGGTAATTGCCAAGCGTCAGGGTAAAGAGTGCAGGAAGCACATCGTTATTAACGATCCAGACCGACCGAGCGAAGCTTCCGGGCGGCAGACGCGAGATCATCTTGGCCAGGTTCTGAGGTACCAGCGTTTGTGTAGCCTGACTAGTCTCTTTAGCCACCGTTACGGTTGCCCCAGCAGTCAGTGCGCCGACAGGAACTCCATTACCTGTGCCAAAGAGGATGGACTCATTCGTTTTCCAACGAATCGAGTCGGCTACCTTCTCAGGTAAGTAACTGGTCAGTGCGTTGGCGTCATCAAGCAACTCGTCGGTCGTGGGGACAAGTGCCATCAACTTTTTCAAGCGCAGCGTGGATAGCCCTAAGACAGGTTTTGTTGGGATAGCGGTGCTAGCCTCACCCTGCCAATAAGCCCTAATGCCGTTTGTCCCCCAGGGGGTTGTCTCATCTCGGGGGAACGCCATGCTGTTGCCGGTGATTTCGACGTTATCGGTCAAGGGCAGCATGGAATCTTCTTGCAAGGAGAGCTTAAAGATCTGCTGAGAGAACTGTGGTGGAACTAAAAATCCCCCGTCTTGGCCCGCCGACTCATTGGCGTAAGAGCCAGGCGCGGCAGCCGAGCGACCAATCAACAAGCGCTCATCAGGTGCCTTACCAGGCTTTTCGGCTTGGAATACGGCCTGCATGAACTCGCCCACAGTTCTAAAGCCATGAGCAGGGTCTGCCTCGCGGTTATCGGTGACAGTAATAAAGGAAGCAGCCTCTGCGGTGTCAGTCATCGCCATCGACGCCTCCTCGGCTATTAGCGAAGCCTCCCGATCAATAGCGCTTGATGCTGCCTCAATACGGGATTTCAGTTCATCAAATGCGCTGACTTCGTCATCGGTCAGATCGCGGTTCTCAGATGCCGCCTGATCAGTTAAGGCACGAGCCTCTTTGACCAAGGTGGCTTTGCGGGCTTGGAGCTCGCGAAGTTTTTTACTCATTTCAAATCTCCATAAATGAAAAAACCGCCAGGCGGCGGTTTGTTTGGGATGACCTTTGGGTCGATTAATTAGGGCTCTTCGGAGCCCCTGAAATACATATTCATGAGGCGCTAACCAGCGCTAGTGAAGTTTTTGCCTGCGCAAGTCGGTTTACACCTGAAGTCTTTTTAGCTGCGCGAGACATCTTCTTTAAAAGCTCATCAAATGTCGTGATGCCATCCACCATACGTTGCTCGACCGCCATATCGGCACCAAGCACCCGGCCTTGGCCCATACCATCACGAACATCACTAAGTGACACGCCGCGTCCTTTGGCGACCGCCTTGGTAAACGCTGCGTAATAGTCATCTACTCGGCTTTGCATAAAACCGAGTGCCTCTTCATCAAGCGGAGCGTAAGGGTTGCCTTCGACCTTGTACTTACCGGCTGAGATCAACGTGGGTTTGACGCCCTCAGCGGCAAAAGCCTCTGAATAATCAAAGTGTGCCTGCCACACGCCAATGGAGCCCACTTCCCCTCCGGGCGTTACGTAAAACTCTGAGGCTGCGCTACCCACCCAATACGCGGCAGAAGCTGCCAGTGAATTTGCAAGTGCGACGACTGGCTTTTGAGACCGGGCGCGATAGATCTCGTCAGCAAGTTCTGCCACCCCGTAGACACTGCCGCCGGGACTATCGATATCGATCAGGATCTGACCGACCGACTCATCGGCAAGGGCCTGTCTTAGGGCAGAGGAAAACTTCTGCGTACTCGTTGATCCAGGGCCAGAGACATCATCGACCATATT